GAGCTGCTGGTGCAGCAGGACGCACCGCTCAGGCAGCAGGGAAGGCGATTGGTGGCGCTGCTACAGGCGCTGCTAGAGCAGCTGGTGGTGCCGCTAGAGCCGCTGGTGGTGCCGTTACAGGTGCCGCTAAGGCGGCTGGTAGAGCCGCTGGTGGTGCTGTTAAGAGTGCAACCCAAACAGCACAAAAGGTTGGCAAAGCGGTAGGAAATGAACTTGCTGCCAGCAGAAAGGTTGGTGCCCAATACGTCAAGTGACACATCTCCCCTTGACTGGGGAAGAATTCTCTGTTACACTTGTTAGTGTTCTGATATCTTCGTTATGACAAAACTTTTTTCTACTGAAACTTTTAAGATTGCTCTTATTGGTTCATTTGTTACTATAATTGCCCTTGCAATCTGCGGAACAGTAATTCAGATTAATGAATCTAAACCACAAGTAGAATCTACTAGTATTACCAAATAATTTAAAGAGGGTCCTAGGACCCTCTTTTTTTATAAATAACTAAAAACAATTATAAAAATGGAAGCAAAAAATATCTATAATCTCCGAGAATTATATGCAAGCATATATGAGCAACCTGTAATAGCATCACAGGGATCTCAACTTGGAGTTGGTGAGAAGGACCCAAAGACTGGAAAACTTATTAATTTCCGTAATCCTACAGATGCCGATCTGTCAAAGGTTAATATGGATAAGTTTAAAAACTCTCCAGCTGGACAAAGATTTTTACAAAGAAAGGCGAGTGATATTAAATCTGGAACTTTTAATAAACCAGGTGCTCCTGGAACTTCAATTGCATCCAGATCTATGAATCAATCTATGTCTTCATCTTCAGCATCTGGAACTAAAGCAACTCCATCATCAACTACAGCATCAACAAAACCTATCCCCACTAACTCTTCTTCTGCAACCACATCAACTGCAGATAAAATTGCTGGTGGTATGAAAGTATATGATGCCCAAAGAAAATCTGGTGATATGAAAGGTGCTGCTGAAACGGGAATGAATATCAGCAAAATGAAGTATGGAGATCAATTAAAACCAAAAACTCCAAATCCTTTGATGCAAAAAACTTTTGGTTATCAAACTGGTAATGCACCAGACCAACAAAAAGCAAGAGCAGATAAAATTATTCAGAGTGGTGCAGTAAAGGCTCTTGCTCCATCATCTGCAGGCACATCAGCGGCAAAGATGAATCCTTCGTCTATAACAAAAACTGCTTTTAGTTCAAGCACTCCTGCTTTAGCAAAACCTTTGTCTACTTCAGCAGCAACTGCCGCAACCACAAAACCAGTAGATACCATTACTCCAGCTCAGTCAAAGATTGCAGCATCACCAAAACCAATTCCTATGGGTTCTAAAGAAGCCCGGAAGTGCATTTGAGGAAGTTGAAGTTGATAACTTTGATATTATTCTTGAGCATCTGGTTGCTGAAGGTTATGCCGATACGAACGAGAATGCTTTGGTAATTATGGCAAATATGAGTGAAGGATGGAGAGAAAGTATTCTTGAAGCAGATTCTCTTGAAGCGATGAGAGCAAGAAGAGAAAAGCGTCTTAAAGCACAAAGAAAGCGTGAAGGAAGAACATCTGATGGTGGAGATTTTGGGCACGATTATTACAAACCACACGAACAAGCAAAAAAAGAAAGAGAGGAAAGAATGAAAAAGTTTATTAATAAAGAAGACTGATATTCTTATCATAACATAATACTAGGGGTCTTGACAAGACCCCTTTTTTATTGCTAGAATCGCTTTGCTAAGGATGAAGGATAAATAATAGCTCTTAAAGATTATTATATGAGCTATGAGAACCCTTGGAGATTCAATGGGGAAATTTTTGAGTCTTCTGATATTCAAGATTATTTTGGTTTCGTTTATCATATTTACTGCAGGGAAACTGGTCGTTCGTATATTGGTAGAAAATATTTCTGGAGTTTCACAAAACCAAAAGGAAAATCTAGAAAAGTTAAATCAGAGTCCAATTGGAAAGTATATTATGGAAGCTGTCCCGAACTCAAAACCGATGTTAAACTTTGGGGAAAAGAGTCCATGGACAGAACTATACTTAGCCTCCATAGAACAAAAGGAGAATGCAACTACGAAGAAACCAAACAGCTTTTTCTAAATAATGTGTTGAAAGAATCACTTGACGACGGAACGCCAGCGTACTACAATAGCAACATTCTAGGACGCTACATGCGAAAAGATTATGGCAACTTTGGAACAGGCACTTCGTCAATCTCATGATTGGGCAGTTGACAGAATTCATTTTCTTTGTGAGCAAAATGAAGAATATGAATATCAAAATGCATATGCAGTTCAAAAAGAATTTGAAGAATGGTTAGATCCTAATATTGAAAATCATGATGTATTTTCATTACAATACATAGGAGAACAAGAATGAGAGTAGATCTTCATAACTTTTTTAAAAATTATGATGAGAATAATCCAAAGCACGTTGCCGCAGTAGAGCAACTTGAAGTGGAACTTGCTGATAAGAATCCAGATTTAATTGACGATACAACAAACTGGATTAATAATTTATAGAACAAAACCAGTAGTTCCTGGAATTCTTCCTGTTCCTTACTATCCCCAGACAGATAATTACAGAGATGCTCAGAGAACCTGTAATTCTTCTGCTTGTGCGATGTGTCTAGAATACTTTAAACCAGGCACTCTTCAAGGAGCAAAAGGCGATGATGCCTACATTCAAAAAGTATTCGCAATTGGCGATACAACTGATCATACCGTTCAGACAAAAGTTCTGGACTCTTATGGTATTAAGTCACGATTTGCTTATAATCTTTCTTTTGCTGATCTTGATCGTGAGCTTGCCGCTGGGAGACCTGTTGTTATCGGGATCCTTCATCGTGGTTCTCTTTCTGCTCCTACTGGCGGGCACATGGTTGTAGTAATTGGTAAGAAAGGTGAGGACTATGTTGTGAATGATCCTTATGGTTCTCTCAACGATGGTTATACTGGACCCGTAACAAATGGTAAGGGTGCTGTATATAAAAAATCTGAATTGGCACGTAGATGGTGCCCCAAAGGTAGTGATGGTTGGGGTAGAATCTTTGAAGCAAAAAAGTAGAGAGTTCTATTCTGAAAGAAGGAATAGAACTGATTAAAGAGTTTGAACATTGTGAATTGGTAGCATATCCAGATCCTTACACTAAAGGAAAACCTTATACTGTAGGATGGGGAAGCACCCGTAAGAAAGATGGATCTCCTTTTAAGTTAGGAGAAAAAATTACTCAAAAAGAAGCAGATGAATTATTTGAATGGCAGATTCAAAATGAATTTCTTCCGCCGCTGAAAAAGATACCTTACTGGGAGCAGATGAATGATTATCAACGTGGTGCTTTATTGTCTTTTGCTTATAATCTTGGGGCTAATTTTTATAATAATTTCAGGATATGAAACCATAACCAGAGTCCTTAAAAATAAGGAATGGGATAAGGTTCCTGCTGCTCTTGAACTTTATAGAAATCCTGGAAGTGATGTAGAATTAGGATTGCTCAGAAGACGTAAAGCAGAAGGAAAGCTTTGGAAAAAATAAATAGTATTATATAGGTAAAATATTATGGATGAATTTCAACTTGAAGAACTGCAAAAATCTAACCAGCAAGTGCAGGATAGATCTCCATATGATCCAAATGCTACCTCAAGATTTCCTGATGGATATACTCCTGTAGGATCTGGGGAGGATCATACTCCAGTCGAACAGGTTAATGTTCCTGAATTAGATTGGTTGGAAGTAACTGCACCAATATTGGACGACATTATTCCTCAGGACGTTTATGGGTCTTCTGGGGATAATATTTCTTTTGGACGTAGAGATACTCCTGAAGTTGAAAATACCAGAGTAGATTCAACAACACCCGCAAGAAACGCAAATGTGCTCCCTAGTAGTATATCTGGGAATAATGTCATCCCTGATAATAGTGGGCCTGGTGATGGATCGCCTGACAAGGTGGTAGATCCTCCTGTCCCACCAGTTGATCCTCCTGTAGACCCCCCTGTTCCACCAGTTGATCCTCCTGTAGATCCTGAAGATCCTGAAGATCCCGAAGATCCTCCACCACCTCCACCAGAAGATCCTGAAGATCCTGAAGATTCTCCACCACCTCCACCAGAAGATCCTGAAGATCCAGAGGAACCAGAAGATCCAGAGGAACCAGAAGATCCAGAGG